GGCTACGGATGGCGCTCTTGGATAGAGTACTGGGGTTATGACATTCAGGGCGCTATCTATCAGAGAGTAGAACAAGCTATGTCGGGACGGACAAATCCGCTGCCGTTTTACATCGTAGCGGTCACAAAAGAGAAGGTCCCAGACGTTGCAGTTATCCACCTGCCACAGCACATACTCGATACGGCTCTGAAGGCGGTCGAGGCAAAGATAGACGGATTTGACTTAATGAAGAAGGGTCTCATACCGGCCGAACGTTGCGAGACTTGCGACTATTGCAAACAGAGCAAGGTGCTGGGGGATCCGATCGAGTTCGAAATAGACGAAGCGTAATGCTTACTCACCGGGGCGGGCAACATAATCATAATACGAATATCAATAATAAGGCTTTCAAACAATTATTTTGCACCCCTCATGCAAACTCATGGACAGAACACACCAACGCCCGCTCCGGTAGTAAATACATCAAGGAGATTTAATGGATTCAGCGGAAATAATCAGAACCTGTCGCGAACGTGCCGGGCTGACACCGACAGATCTCGCAGAGAAGGTCGGAACCACACGTGACCATGTGTACAGATGGGAGAATGGTGCGGTCACTCCGACTGTCGACTATCTTATTGCCATCATGAGAGCGACGGGTTTCGAGATGATAATCAAGGAAAAGGAAGAGGCTTACTACAGCCGGGATAAGACGAGGAGGAAGAAAATATATGGCTGACAGATTCTTTGTGGATGACGTCCCATTGGCGCGGAGCATGAGTGAGTTCCCGCCGGAAAGATATCTGGACGAGGACGGGAACCCAAAGCCACAGGCAACGAAGAAGAAACGAATTGATGAGCGCTACCTTACCGGTCCCATCATCGAGAAGATGCGTAAACGCAGAGGCATGACCGGAGCGGAACTGTCGAGACGTATCGGCAGAGCGCCGAACTTTATCAGAACCATTGAAAATAAATACGAATCGTGCCGGTACGAAACACTGGCGAAGATAGCCAGAGAGTGCCGTTACAAAATCATCATAGTACCAGAGGAGACATGGAAAGATTATGAATACGCATACAATTCTTGGAAGAATGGTAAGAGATCCGGAGTTCGTTAAGGACTCAGACGAGAAAAAGAACAGGGTCAAGTTCACCGTAGCTGTTGACAGGTCGTACGGAGACGAGGCCGATTTTATTGACTGCATCGTGTGGGGCAAGAGAGCTGCTGTTATAGATAAGTATTTCAGCAAAGGCTCAAAGATCGCTCTTTACGGCGAAGGACGGACAGGCTCCTATACAGACAGGAACGGCGTCAAGCGCAAAACGTACACCATATTGGTCAGAGACTTCGATTTCTGCGAGTCCAGAAGAGATAATGAACAGACTGCAAGACAGATCGAGTCCGATGCAAGGTCGCTTCTGATGGGCGATAACTTTACAGAACAGGCCGAGGACATACCCTTCTGAACTGACGCTGAATAATTGGAGGTTGCCATGAAATATCTGCAAGTCGATTCAAGGGAGAAGCCGAAAGCAATACAATCCATCCTGCGTTACATGGACAATCACGATGTCGAGCACGTGTCCACCAAGCTGCTTATCGGTGACTACATGGACTTTAATCGCCCTGGCATCGTGGTTGACCGGAAGCAAAACATTGCAGAGCTCGCAAAGAACTGCACTTCTGACCATGAACGGTTCAGAAGAGAGCTGCAGCGGGCACAGAAGGCCGGCACTCAGCTTGTAGTCCTTGTCGAGCAGAACCGCTATAAGGACAGGGAAGAGTGGATCCGAGTCGGAACCATTGAGGATCTGATGCTCTGGAGCAGTCCGCATACCACCATCACAGGCGAGAAGGTTTACAGAGTGCTCCGGTCATGGATGGCAAAGTATCCGCTTCGGGTCGAGTTCTGTGACAAGCGGGAAACAGGAAGGCGAATCTATGAAATCATATACGGAGAGGAATGACATCTGCCCGCAGTTCCATAGCTATTACTGCTATGACGAGTGCAATTGGTTCGGGAACTGTCCTGATCAGGAGCGCGGCGAACAGATGGAAGAGGAAAATTCAGACGATGACAGACGAGAAGATAGAAGTTGGAGATAAAGTGTTGCTTTGCACCAGAGGGGTTCCGGACATTACACCCGAACTGAAAGAAATGGACGGGAGAGTGTTCCGCGTCGATACGTGGAAATGGTACGGCTCGACTCGGTGCTTCAAGCTGCGTGGATGCAAATCGAAAGCGGGCGTTCCGTTCACCATTCCGGAAGACTGGATAGCACCGATCAAGGAGGTAAAGAGATGGCGATGATTATAGCAATGGCGTTGTTTGCGCTTCCGTTGCTCTGGATGTGTCTCACATCGGGAGGCAATGAATGAAGCTATATCTGTGCGTTACCAGAGATAAGTATGAGCTGCCTGAGGTTGTTGCGGATTCTGTTAAGGAACTGGCTGAGAAGTGTGGCGTATCAAGAAACGCCGTTGCCGTTCCGATATCCAAACAGCGCAAGGGAACGTATAGACATTCGAGATTTCAAGAGGTCGAGGTGGATGATGATTAAGTTTGTTATAGGGCTGTTCGTGTTCGTTGCTGTTCTGGATGCGCTTCTGATTCTTGGCTGTGCAAAGATGGAGCGGGAGCGGGACAGGAACAGATACCAGCGCATGAAAGGGAAGAACGATGAGTAAAAGAGATGTATACATTCCCGATGTTCTTCGGCTGTTAGCTGATGCGATAGAGAGGGAAAGACCGAGAGAGGATTGTACCACTTGCAGATATGGAGAGTATGGCAATCCGAGGTGCTATAGCTGTGCTGTAAATTTCGATAGCCGCTATGAGCGGAAAGGAGCAGGCGATGAGTAAGTTAAAACCATGCCCATTCTGTGGCGATGAAGTCGAGATATTTCCAACAGGTTTATACCATTGGAGATACGCCATACATCACAAGACAGAGACAGAGTGTGTTCTTGATGCGCAAGCATTTGCGCTTCCGTATGAAGAAGATGCGGCGATCGAGATGTGGAACAGGAGAGCAGACGATGAGTAAGCACAAATATCGGAATTACATTACTCATGATGTGATAACAGATGAGAACGTAAGATGTGAAAACTGCGCTCATTGGAAAGAGCGATATGCTCCGCATTCGTATTGCAATAAGACAAGCAAGAGCGACTTCTGTGGCGAGTTTAAGGAAAGGAGCGGACGATGAAAATTAAGGTTACAGAGATAGAGGCATCAGCAGAGGAACTGAGACAGAGCAACAGCTTGGCTGACAGCTTCTCAAGGATGCTGAGAAACGCTTTTACATTTAACGAAGACGCAAGCGATGCTGAGGGTGAAGACGATGAGTGACCTAATCAAGCGAGAAGATGCGATAGAGGCGTTAAAAGGGCGAGAGGGTATACTACATGACGCTTACACAGCGGTAGCCATCATCAGAAGCGTACCATCCGCAGACAGACCGCAAGGGGAGTGGATAGAGATGTATCGAAATGGTTTTGGGAGCATGATTTGTATGTGTAGTAAATGTAATTTTCAAGCGCCAAGAAGCAACTTCTGCCCTAACTGTGGAGCGGATATGCGGAAAGGAACAGATGATGAGTGAAAAGATATACAGAGTACAGATGAATAACAAAGGTATGCCGAACTTCAGTACAGCGGTAGAGGTAGCAGACAGACCGCAAGGGTGGATACCTTGTAGCGAGAGATTGCCCGAAGATATACGACCTGTGCTTGTCACATGGAAGAACACAGACCCAGCTTCGTACTATCAGTACATTGTAGGCAAGCATTTCATCGGCACAGCGCATTATTGCAAAGGCAAGTGGTATTGGTATTCCTCTGTGACAGAGGATTTGCTTGCTGAATACGGAAAATGTGATTCGGAAGAATTTGATGAAGCGATTGAAGTTGTAGCATGGATGCCATTACCAGAGCCGTGGAAAGGGGCAGACGATGCTACAGATTGATATAGATATGCCACATTGCTGTAATGATTGTTTCGCCTTTTGTACTGAGTGGGGCAATGAGTATCGGCAGTTTGCAGAAGTCTGTACAATTCTGCAAAAAAGATTCAACGTGAATGCGTTGGATATAAACGTCCACAAACAAAGATTAAATGATTGCCCATTGAAAGGAGTAGCTGATGAGTAGATGGATAGATGCGGATGCGCTGATAGAAAGCGTATGTCATACGGCTGATTTAGGCGGGTGGATAGGTGACACACTACGGCAGATAAAACGGCTTGCTGTCAGATATATCAACTCAGCACCAAGCATAGATATAGTCAGATGCAAGGAGTGTAAGTATAAGCCGATATGTAGTCATAGTGTACAACACACTACGCATGAGCCAACATCTGTGACCATAGGGTACAAATC